TATAGAAAAGGCGTCTGCGGCTCTTCCTGGTATTGTTGAACATAGATTCAACCAACTTCAAGAAATTGAAGCAATATTAGAATATCTTAATATTGAACTCAGGAGGACTCGCAGCAGAGCCTTTAAAAAATACCTTGAAAATTATCAACGGGCTCTTAGTTCAAGAGATGTTGAAAAATATGTAGACGGAGAAGATGATGTCGTTGACATGGAAAAAATCATCAACGAATTAGCCCTGCTACGCAATCAATGGCTGGGCATTATCAAAGGTTTAGACATCAAACAGTGGCAATTGAGCAACATTATCAAATTAAGGACTGCTGGTCTTGAAGATATCTCACTCTAATCAACTTAGTGTAGAAAACATGATTCATGCCATGGCTATGCAGGCATCATCTGTGCTAAAACCCTATGATTATGTTTTTATACAAAGTTTAAGTCAACAAATTTCCTACAACCAATATGGAATGACAGAAAAACAGGCATCACTGTGTCTGAAAATACTGAAAAAAAACCTAAATTGGTTAAATCAGTTTTATCAGCGTGATGTTATAGGATTTATAGAAAATCCCACCTATCTTTTTCCTTTGAGAACCATACCAAGTCAGCATAAAATTAGTTATATGGCGGACAGGGACATCAACGAACGCATCAAACTACAATTTCCCTACAATGAAGAAATTGTTACCTATATCAAATCTCAACGTAACAAGGTTTATAACTATGTGTGGGATGCTAATGAAAAATGTTGGTATCTCAGCCTGGATGCTTGGTCATTAGAAATTTGTCATACGCTACATAAGAAGTATAATTTTGAGTATGATCCAGAATTTCAAAATTATTTTGATCAAATGGCAGAAATTTATCAAAATTTAGAAAAATATGTACCCTTGTTAGATAAAATTGATGGGTCATATCAATTGCGCAATGTTAGTCCTAAAATTCCTGAATTTTCCAGTAAAGATTTGGTCAAAAGTCTGTTTGAAGCAAGACGCTATGGCATTACGTCTTGGTCAGATTCTGTTCAAAACGACCTTATAGATCAGGAAGTGAATATTTTGACCTTGAATTTTTTAAGACATACAGAAAAGAAGGAATTTTCAATAAATTTAGAAGAAATCGAAGAAAAAAACTTGGAAAATTTGTTAGAAAACCTACTTCCGTGTGTATTTTTTATTCCAGCAGGCAGTGAGTTATCTAAGACTTCTAATTCTTTTAGTATGTTAAAAAATATTGGAGTGGAAAATAAGGATATCAGTGTGCTTTTTAGGTTGCCCAACGACACAAATAGCAATTTCAACATTTTTGTCAGAGAAAATGGTCTAAACACACCACTGACAGGAAATACACAAGCAGTCTTTATCAGTCAAAAGATTCCTAAGACATTTTTCCCAAGTGCTCGCAGATTTAAAACTGCTGTAATGTATAATAAGTATCATGCTCATTATGCTACTAGAGATTTTATGAAGAATTTTCCTAATCTTATAGAAATCTGTGATAAAAACTCAAAATCTACATCAGAAAACAGCATGGATTGGTTACAAGATGTCTAAGACCACACAGTTAAGAATTATTGACGAAGTCAATTGCAAATTTTTAAATCTTGATTTAGATACTCGCAAGGCCTTGGTCAAAAAATTCAAGTTAGAAGACCCTACAGCCAGGTTTAGACCGGCCTATAAACTGGGTCGATGGGACGGTACAGTGAGTTTTTTCGGTCTCGGCGGTACCACCTACATTTCAATTCTTCCTCGTATCTTAGAGTATTTGGAAGAACGCAACTACTATGTGGAGATTGAAGATCATAGATCCCCAATAGACCTAAAATTTCCAGAAATTTCTGGTGATTTTTGGGGTGAAAAGTGTTGGCCTAAAGGACACAGGTTTGAAGGACAACCTATTCGTCTGCGTGAAGATCAAGTTGAGGTAATTAATAAGTTTTTACAAAATCCACAGAGCCTACAAGAAATTGCCACTGGCTTTGGAAAAACCATAACCACCGCAACTTTGGCAAAAATCTGTGAAAAATATGGTAGAACAATCACTATTGTGCCAAATAAAAGTTTAGTAGAACAAACAGAAGAAGACTTTCGTAACTGTGAATTAGATGTTGGAGTATATTACGGTGATCGTAAAGAATTAGGTCGAACTCATACCATAGCAACTTGGCAAAGTTTGAATATTTTAGAAAAAAAATCACACGATGACAACGAACTTCTTACACTTGCTGAATTTTTAGATGGAGTTGAAGCAGTCATAGTCGACGAAGTTCATATGGCCAAGGCTGATGTGTTAAAAAAATTACTAACGCAGAACTTAGGCAAAACTCCCATTCGTTGGGGATTGACAGGAACCATACCTAAGGCCGAAATTGACTTCGAAAATATCCGTTGTTCCATAGGTGAAGTAGTTCATCGTGTGGCAGCGCATGAACTACAAGAAAAAGAAATCCTAAGTCGTTGCCATGTGCAAATTATTCAAACTGCTGAACATAAAGAATTCCGAAGTTACGCTGAAGAATTGAAATTTTTAGTTACGGATGAAGATAGAATGTTATATATTTCTGGAATTATTCAAGGTATAGCAGAATCAGGAAACACATTAATTTTAGTTGATAGAATTGAAAGTGGAAATTTTTTACAAGACAGGTTAAAAGACAGTGTATTCATATCAGGAAGAGTTAAAACCAAAGACAGAAAAGAAGAATATGACGAAGTGGCGGTTGCTGACAACAAGGTTATTGTGGCGACTTACGGTGTGGCCGCTGTGGGTATTAATATTCCTAGGATTTTTAATTTGGTTCTTTTGGAGCCCGGAAAAAGCTTTACAAGGGTTATACAATCTATTGGACGAGGTATTAGAAAGGCTGAAGATAAAGACTTTGTCCAAATCTGGGACTTGACAGGATCCACCAAATATGCTAAAAAACATTTAACTGAACGAAAAAAATTTTATAGAGAAGCAAAGTACCCCTTTACAATAGAAAAAGTACAATATCAATAATGCAAATACTAACACTTGAAAACCAAACGTTTTATCTAAACGATCTTCCAGAAGAAATAAATCAAGATTTAAGGTTCGCTGTATTAGACAATAGCGACCCATCTAATCCAGATTATTTTTTTATTCCTTTAATTTTCTTAGAAAGTTTTACAGGGCCAGCAGTTGTATTAAGAATAGGAAATAATGAAATTACTATGCCGTTGGATTGGTGTACAATTGTAGGTGATACCGAAGGGCCAGAAATGGAAGTATTACCTTTAACCAGTCTAAATGATAGGGGCTTTAAGACATTTTGTTTTAACCCCATAGGAAGTTTTAGACCAGAATTTTTAGATATTGATATTGTCGACGTCTTTCAAGATGTTAAATGGTATTTCCCTAAAATGAGGACTGGACAGTTGTTATGTACTCCCATTCAATCTGGAAATAATCCTCTCTGTGCGTATTTTGTAAAAGAAATAAATCGACAGAGTGAAATAGTAAATTATTCTAAAGTATGGTAAAGATATATGAAAGTCCCGATGGGGGGCATACTGTTTATGAAAGAGAAACTGGATCAACTGAAAGAAAATTACTCAGCATAGACGAAGTGGCATTAGACAAATATAATAACATTGAATGGAATAAAATATGGTGGCAAAGAAATAGTAATCCCGCCTTGAAAAAAGCCGTAGAACAAGTTATAATTTTGTATAGATTGAGTAAAGAAAATGAGTAATACAATTGATAAAATTAAAAATAGTCGTAGAAGATTGAATGACGAAAATGCAATTAACAAACAAGTGAGAATTGCTAAAAATCTCAATGTGCCGGTTGAAGAACCACATAAATTTGCCAAACATCATGCACTCAACTGCGGCGATCCAAAATGTTCTATGTGCAGTAATCCAAGACATAACGGATATACTAAAGGAAAAGATAAATTAACTGCTCAAGAACGCAGACTATTTCAAGATATTGATAATATACGAGACACACATAGTAATGGATTAAAAAATGGCAACCAAGATATCGAAAAGTAAAAAACAACGTTCATTAGAAATTAAAGATGTCTTAAAGGCGGTAGATGAGAGAAACTATGATTTTTATAATGGCCTTGATGAAAAGCAACTAAAAGAGTTTAGTCCTTACGTTTTGATGAGATATACAAGTAGCGTATCAAGCGAACAAGATATACAAGAATGGTTTTTAGAAAGAACCAACGAAATGGTTAATAAAAATCATTGGTTATTAAGTAAAAACCATAAAGAACTTTTATGGAAATTATATGCAGGAACAGGTATCGGCTCTTCTGTATTTCATCCCTATTTGCCTTCATTGAAGGTTGAATTAAACAAAATAGAAAAATTAATTGCTGAACTGTATCCTGCTATGAAAACTGAAGATATAAAATTAATGAGTTCTATGATGACTGACGAGGATAAACAAGAACTATTTGATAAGATGGGCTTTGACAAAGACCAACGAAAATCCTATGAATGATGATTGCATTAGTTAATCAACCATATAAATGTGTACATTGTGGCAAAAGTTTTATGAAAGAAAAAACTTGTCTTGCCCATGTATGTGAACGTAAACGCAGGGCTATGCAAGAGTCAGAAAAACGTGTGCAGGCCGGATTTATGGCATTTAATAGATTTTATCAATTGACTCAAGGCAGTAAAAAATCGAAAAAATATGACGAATTTTGCAACAGCAGTTATTATAATGCTTTTGTAAAATTTGGAAGTTTTATCAATAATGTAAATCCATTATATCCGGACAAATTTATTGATTATGTAATTAAAAGTGGCGTTAAATTAGATCATTGGTGTAGAGACGAACTTTATGAAACATATCTCTATGAAATGTTGAAGCAAGAACCAGTAGAAAGTGCTGTTCAAAGAACATTGGCAACTATGATGGAATGGGCTGACGAGCATTCTGCAGAATTTGCTCATTATTTTAATTACGTAAGTTCAAACAGAGCGGTACATGACATACGAAATGGAAACATCAGTTGCTGGGTTATTCTTAATAGTAAATCTGGAAAAGATATGATTAATAAAATGAGCGATGATCAATTGGACATGATATCACCGGCATTTGATATAAAACATTGGTTACAGAAATTTACACAATCTCCTGCAGATGTTGCATTAGTTAAAGAAATTCTCGAAGAGGTAAAGATTAAATGAGATTAGAAGGATTTGTAGAGAAAGGTTGGGGGCATGAATTAATTTGGGCTACCAATGACAAATATTGCGGAAAACTTTTACATTTTAAAACTGGTGCAAAATTTAGTATGCACTTTCACTCCCAAAAAGACGAAACTTGGTATGTAATTTCTGGAAAATTTGTTGTGAAACATATAAACACCAAAGACGCAAGAACATACGAGTCTGAGTTGAATCCTGGATCTGTTTGGCATAATCCCCCTTTGCTTCCGCATCAACTGATATGTGTAGAGGAAGGTACAATTATCGAAGTTAGCACCCCTGATAGTGTAGAAGATAATTATAGAGTAGCACCAGGAGACAGTCAACTTGTTAAGGAATACTGAAGACAAATTTAGAGTAGTTATAAACGGAACATTTGATATTATCCATTTAGGACATTTAAGACTTCTTGCTCATGCTAGATGTAAAATGAACAGTTATGTATATGTGTTAATAGATAGCGATCGACGAGTTAAAGAACTAAAAGGTCCACAACGTCCTTACAATAACGAATATGAAAGATCTAACCTTTTATTCTCTTTAAAATATGTGGATAGAGTTGATATATTTGATAGCGATAAAGAACTAGAAGATTTCATTAAAAATTTTGAACCAGATTTAATGATCAAAGGTAGTGATTACAAAGGAAAACATATTATCGGTTCACAGTTTTGCAAAGAGATAGAATTTTATGACAGACTCGAAAAATACTCAAGCACCCAAAAGATTCAAGATATTATTACTAGGGGATAGTTGTATTGATGAGTATTATATCGGAAGTTGCGAAAGAATAAGCCCAGAAGCCCCGGTTCCTATTCTCAAAATACAAGAACATTTTACTACGCCTGGAATGGCTTCAAATGTTCGAAAAAATTTTGAAGCATTAAATCAAAGAATAGAATTTATCACCAATGATAATGATATAAAAAAAATTCGATATATCGACAAAAGATCCGGACAACATCTTTTAAGAGTTGACAACGAGCCAAAAATTGCCCCGTGGTCAGGAAAAATATCTCTATATACAGAATTATCTTATTTTGACGCCGTTGTTATATCCGATTATAACAAAGGATTTTTAACCTATGAACATATTGAAAAAATAATCCAATCTAGTAAAGTTCCTGTTTTTATTGATACCAAAAAAGTTGACCTAAATAGGTTTGAAGGTGCTATAATAAAGATAAACTTTTTTGAATTTAATAAACTAACTTCTACTCCAACTGATTTGAAAGGATTAATAGTGACCAACGGTGAAAATGGGGCTATGTATAATTCTAAACATTATCCGGCTAGAAAAGTAGAAGTTAGTGATGTATGTGGTGCTGGAGATACTTTTCTATCTTATCTCGTATATGGTTATTTAGAAAGCACAGGCGATATGGAACACGCTATAAAATTGGCAATTAGAGCAGCCAGCGAAAGTGTCAAGCACCGAGGAAATTATGCACCTAAACTACACGAAGTTATTTAAATATGCCTGATATTGATATAGATTTTGCAGATAGAAATGTTGTACTTGCAAAAATAAAACATATCCCTGCGACATTAGAAGACGGCCGTAGACATAATACAGGAATTTATGTTCATAATATACCTGTAAACCCGTTAACTCAAACATCAAGCATTAACTATAAAGAAGCAGAAGAAAGAGGTTATTTTAAACTAGATTTTCTCAATGTTGGCATATATAAAGATATCCACAGCGAAGAACATCTTGTAAAACTACTTAATCAGGAGCCATTATGGGATTTACTGGAACAGGACGATTTCGTCAACTTGCTCTTTCACGTCAACGGACATGGTTCGATCTTAAGAAGCATGAAACC